CAGGACGTATAGCAGACTTACCACACGGTACAATGAGCGGCATTGCAATTGAGTTGCTGTTTATGCCGCTTATAAAGAAAACTGATAAAAAAAGATGTTTATATGGATCGATTATTATAGACATCTGCCAAGCATTGCTGATCCTGAACGGTATGTCTCCAGATATCGAGGTTACACTGGCTTGGCAGAATGCGCTTCCGAGTGACGACCTGCCCTCAGTGCAGAGCGCAATTGCCAAGAAAGAACTTTCGATCAGTAATACAACATTAATGCGTGAATTGGGATATGACCCAGAAGAAGAACTAGAGTTATCACAGACAGAAGATGCAAAATTGCTACAGGGCTTTAATCGTGGAGCAGGCATGCCACCGGTAATGCTTCCTCCTGCTGACCCAGGAACTAAACCATTACCGGGGCAACTTCCAGCGGCTCCACCTACGAGCGGTAACGGAGGCGGCTCTGTTGATGCAACTCATTAACGCGCTCTTTATTGGCCTGTTGCCATTTTTTGATACGAGCACGTCGCGCCTGATAGGCTTCGGGATGAGTCGCTATGTGTTTTTTCTCCCATTGGCGCTTACGCTTGCGGTGGCATTCTTCGCTACAGAACTTTTGAAACGCCACAGGAATAAAAGCTTTGCCACATTCAAGGCATACGCGGTACTTGTTGACCTTGATTGGATACTCAAGTTGCTCAGAAACTTGAAGGCTTTGATGGCACGATATACACAGGGCAATGAGGTTATCCATGCTGTTATCTTGGCTTACACGAGCAGGGATTTTATGGTGTACATCAAGCCCGCGTCCATTCTCTTGCGGCGTTTTGCCACACATCTGGCAAACCTTATCACGGTCACGAACTGCTTGTGCAATCTTATTCCAACCATCGCCATAGTAGATATTGCCACCTCGATAATTCCAATGGTTCTCACCTATGAGCCATTTTCCCATATGCGACCTATCGAGAAAAAACAAATCGGTTTTCTTGTCTCTTTTCATGCGATGGGGAGGAAGTTCAAACTTTTCTCCACAACCACAAGCACACTCAACCTCAGTATGAGGCTTGCTATTGGCTTTGCTGATTTTGCTCTTAGCTTTTTCATCGTGATTGCGACCATGAAAAGGATTGTGCTCTCCAGTCTTCGTTGCCTTTTTGCATTCTTCAGATCGGCATGTAACCAGTTTGTCAATTTCGGATTTTTTAACCTCAAACGGTTGACCACAGATCACGCATGTTTTCTGAACGCGCTTATAGGCATAGTTGCAAGGTTTGGAGCAAAATTTGGTGTGGCGTTTGTCTGGAGTAGTAACGGATTTACCGCACTGCAAACAGGTGTAAGTATACGGCATGATATAATCCTCTCGTCTCAGGATAGTTCGTCAATTTGTGTTGGGCGGCTAGTGACGAAACCAGCCTTGTCAGTAGGGGATCAGCCCACTCAAGCCCTGTCCATTATACCATTCTTATTGACTGGTAGAAAGGCGGTAAGAGCATGACCAAAGGGCGCTTGCAACATGTGACTACCAAGTTCCGCAATCAGTTGCTCGCTCACCAGGAACAGGCAGAGCGGCAACTTGAAGCGTGGTATCAGCATGTGCTTGCGACAATACAGCCACAGCTAGACGCGCTCTACAAGCAGATTGGCGATATGCAGCAGTCAGATGAGACGATACATCCATCGTGGCTGTATGAGAAGAACCGCTTGAACAATATCAAGCAACTGATCATTAACCACATAGGCACATTCGCCTATAACGCTGGTCAGGTCGTGGAGCACTTGCAAAGCGTTGGCGTGATGCTTGGCAGGCAATCAGCGAGCGCACAACTGGAGGCAACTGTACCTGCTGGCCTGTCCTATCAGTTTGGTGTACCTTCTCTGAAGGCAATCACTGATATGGTTGGCACGCTGCAAGATGGCTCACCTTTGGCTGATTTGTTCAGCACGTTTGGCGAGCAGGCTGCGAAGGATGTGCAGAGCGCTCTCGTGACTGGCCTGACTCTGGGGGATAATCCGCGCAAAGTAGCGAGGGATGTACAGCAGGCATTGAATATACCGCGTACAAGAGCACTTACAATTGCGAGGGATCAGCTTATCACGCCGTATCGCAGCGCGGCGCTGGAGACCTATAACGCCAATAGTGATGTTACAAATGGTTGGGTTTGGTCGGCTGACCTTTCCAGTAGGTCATGTGCGGCATGCATTGCTCTTAATGGAAGTGTACACGATCTTTCAGAGGACTTCGCAAGTCACAATAATTGCAGATGCGCACCTGTCCCACAAACGAAAAGTTGGGCTGATATCTTGCCAGGTGTGGACCTGAGCGGCATTGAGGATACGAGCGTGCAAGTGCAAGATGGCTCTGAGTGGTTTGACCAGCAGGACGCGAGCACACAACGCCAGATACTAGGCTCCAATGCCGCGTATGCTGCTTACAAGGATGGCGCAATCACGCTCAAAGACCTTGTAGGCAAGCAGCATAGTGAAGCCTGGGGAACATCGCGCTATCAAAAGTCGCTCAAAGAAGCATTAGGCTTAAAGAAAGCACAACATTATTATAAGAAGGCGAGTTAATGAACGACAACAAAATCAAACTGTTAGAGGCTCCACAAGCAGAGCCACAGCAACCGATGTTTCCACGTACAAGCGTCAATCTGGTTGCAGAGGGAATGCTAATTAATGTGGCGCTTGCTCCTGGCTTGTCATTAGGTCAAGTCATTGACGCAAACTCAATGGATCGGATCGCAAAAGATTGGATCACGGCACGTACTAAAGCCAAGCAGAATGAATTGGCAGTGATCCGACAAGTCAACAAGTCAAAACTATAGGAGGATATTATGGGTGGAAAACCCTCGCGTGGCACGCCAGCCGATAAGAGACTAGCAGCCAATAAGCCAAAGACAGTACCAGCAAGCGGCGCTGGTACGTGGAGTTCACAAGGCAAACCACAGCCAAAGAAAGGCGGCAAATAATGCCACGATGGCCCAAAGAAGAAGTCGAAAAAGTAACGCATTTTGAGGAGCACATGAAAAAGAGGATGGAATTAGAAGGAAAAGAAACCTCAGAGCAAGGCGAAACATTTGGGCTTCCTCAAGTGCAGGAAGAGAGCACAGCAGAGGATACGGGTTTGCCCATGAATGATACAAATATCCTCGTGCGCTCTCTCTCAAATCGCGTTGACGATCTTAGCATTGCATTTGCGCGAATGATCGATGCGATTAATGGACACATGCCAATGTCCGAAGTAGAGACTGGTCATAGTCCAATCAAACTCAAGCGACGGCGTACCGAAGATGAGATGCGCAATGCACTGCGTATTTATGCCAACAACTTGGCGCGTCAAAGGGACGATGAGAGCGAGGACATTCTGAACGATACCATTGGCGAAGTATTAGCACTCAGGCAGATCACAATGGACCTTATGCAGGCAATCACGACCGCTCACCAAAACGGCTTGATGGCTATTCGTAAGCTCACTGAACGCTAGTAGTATTGTGTGACACAGTTTGAGACATCCGAACAAGTTATTGACAGAACATAAAGAAAACAGGTATACTTATGACAGATGAATTAACCTCTCCTGGTGGAAGCGCGACGCCAACACCAGTGACACCCGCGACGGGTACACCCGCTCCTGTGAGCGCGACGCCACAGGTAGCCGCTCCTACGGTTGAGGAACTGTTGAGAGAGCGTGAAGAGCTGAAACATAAATACGGCAATGCCGCAGAGGAATTAGAACGACATCGCAAGTTTCGTGCGAGTTACGATAAACAGCAAGCAGAGGCAGAGGCGGCGAAGAAGGCTGCTGAAGAGGCACAGCTTTCAGAGATAGAGCGAACCAATAAAAAGTATGCAGAGATGCAGGCACGACACGAGGCGGCTATCCGTGAGTTGCAAGAGACAAAAGTACAGCATGCGGTGCTTCGTGAAGCCACTGGATTACAATTTATCCATCCTGAGATTGCGGCTAAACTGCTGGACTGGTCAGAGCTTGAATATGATAGCAACGGCACTCCACAGAACACGCAGAAGCTCTTGGATAAACTAATCAAGTCCATGCCTGAATTGGTACGCCCATCACAACCTGAAAGCACACCAACGCCCACGCAGCCGAATGCGAGCGCTAATCCAGCACTCAGGCAACCGATCTTTACACCTGCTGCACCAACGATACCTGCAATGAATCCAGGACGGTCAAACATACCGGCTCCTGGCTCTAATCCTCCTGGGAGAATACCGCGCCTCTCTGATCGTGGCGTGTTCGTGGCTCCTGGCACACCGTCTAAGTACCAACCGTAAATAGTTACCTTTTGACCGCTCTCTACAAGCGGGGAAGGACAAACACTCATGGCAATCGCAGCCAATACGGTGACGCTTGCTGACTACGCGCTGATGTCTAATTCACCGCTTGTACAGGCCGTTACCTATTCCCTGATCCTTTATAGCAACGTCCTCCAAGACATTCCGTTGATGGAAAAGAAAAGCCTGATCGTCAATGGGACTCGTTTTGAAGGCAATCTGCCAAGCGTGAACTGGTCACAGCTCAATGCTGAAGGCGTCACGACCAAAGGCACGCCAACCGCTTACCAGGAGCAGGCGTACATCATTCGTAACTACATCGACGTTGACAAATTCCTTGTTGAAGAGGAAAACGCGATTGTAGACCCTCGCAGCGTGCAGACCGAAGCCTACCTTAAAGCGCTCACCTATGACATGAATTACAAGTTTTTCAAGAATGATCATGTCACTGGCGATGTGAACGCGCCTGTGGGGCTGAAGTACCGTATTACCAACGGCGGCACGTTTGGCGTACGTCCTGAGAACCTGATTAACTCCAGTGCGCTTGACTTGTCTCAGGCAACGTTGACCAATGGCTCTGGTGGCCAGTACAACGGTTCCAAACTGCTTGAGTTCTTGGATCAACTCCTCTGGTCGGTGGATGCTCCTGACGGCAACGGCGTGGTCTTGTATATGAATGAGATCATGATGCGCCGCTTCAATCTGGCGATGCGTTCGTTGGGTACGAGCGGCGGTTTTGAGATCGTGCGTGACCAGTTTGACCGCGCCGTGACTCAGTACAAAGGCGCGATCCTGCGTGATCCTGGCTACAAATCTGACCAGACCACTCGCGTGATCACCACAACTGAGACAAGCGATGGCACCTCTGATACCAGCTCAACCTACACCAGCATCTACGCCGTCAACTACAGCACCGATCACTTTAGCGGCTGGCAGTTCAATCCCCCGAATGTGCAAGACCTCGGATTGATCTACAACGGTGCAATCTATAGAACCCTCATCGACTGGGCGATCGGTTACAACAATGCCTCAACCCGCTCTATTGGCCGTCTCTACGGTCTGAAGTTGAGTTAATAGACATGACTAAAGATGAATTGAACGAGTTGGAGCAGGCTGTTGCAAATGTCGCACAGCATGATATGGCGCTAGGTCGCGTGCTTGGCCTGCTTGTCTCGCACCTCGCTTCTCTGGCGTCTAATCCGCTCGTAGATCAGGCTGAAAAGCTTGTGGAGCAAGTCAAAGAAGGGGAATTGAATAATGGCAACTGATGCTCTCATTGCCTTGCAGGCGAGTGTTACTAAGACCGCTACATTCACTGGCGCGGCGCTCACACTGGCAGGCGGCACACCTCGGCGCGGATTGAATGCTCGCGTGATTTATAGCGCGGCTTCTGTCAGTGCAAGCACCGGGTCCGTGACCTTTGGTATTGACGTTTCGTATGACGGCGGCAGCACTTGGAATACTGATTTCCAGGCTCCAGCCGTTGCGCTTTCAACTACGGCGGCATCTGGTGAAATTCACATTCCATTCAGCATCTCGCCAACCAGCGTTGCGAATGGTACGCAGGTTCGCTTGGCTGTGGAGGCTATTAGCGGCACGACAGCCACAGTTACGTACTTTGGTGACATCGAGGTTGGTAGACCATAGTGTCTTGATGCTAGGAGCAAGCAATGGCAGTGCGTAATTCTATGGCGAGTCTCATTACTCGTGTGCGTACGCTCATCAATGATCCGTCTTCTACGAGCCAGATTTTTGATGATCAAACAATTCAAGATGTGCTGGATTATGGCAGGCTGGATGTTGTCAATGAGGTTATGACACCAAAGCCAACGTTTACAGGCGCGTCTATCCAATTCTTGAATTACTACACACAACTAGGAGACTGGGAAGATGATATTGTTTTCAAACAATATCTCGTTACGCCTGTTACGCCTGCCACGCTTGAGCCGATTGCTGGTCACATCGTTTTCGCTGCTACTACGCTTCCACCGATCTATTGGACTGGCAAGACCTATGACGTTTACCGCGCTGCTGCTGATCTCTTAGAGCGGCAGGCAGCGCAGTGGATGTTGCGTTTTAGCTTTTCAAGTGACGGGCAAAGTGTTCAGCGCTCACAGGCTCACACGATGATCCTTGATCTGGCAACAACGTACAGGCAGCAGCAACGACCGCGTGAAATTAGCTTGATACGCTCTGATATGCGAAGCCGTGACAACATGGCTGGTGCTGGGCTTGGTCCATTGGAAATCGACTATATGGGCGATGGTAGCGGGCATTAAATGAGGCATCACGCTCACCATCCACACAAGAACCATACGCGCCATACAGCCCATCACAAGAACGCCAAGCATCATGCAAAGCATAAGGCTCATCATGTTGTGCATCATAATCACGCAGCGCACAAGCATCATGTGACTCATCAGAGGAAGCATGTAGCGCGGCGCAAAAGTACACATCACGCAAAGCATGTAGTGAGGCACGCAGCCAAGCATGGAGCAGCGAGAGCACATGCCAGGCGAGCAACTAGCGCGAGGAAGACGAAATCAACGCTTCACCGCAAAGGAGCCGTTAAGCCAAAGGCGGTTGCATCAAAGCCAATGAAGATAGCGGCAAAGGTTCATGCGATGCAGAAAATTCAATCGTTTCATGTCCATACGAAAGCAGCGAAGAAATACTAAGGAGTGAGAGCAATGGGTGTCACGGCAGCAGAACTAACGCGAATGCAGGCAGATGCACAGGCCATAGCTTGTGATAAGTCTTGCCAGATTTGGCGCAAGTCCTCAGTTGTTGATGATATCTATGGTTCGCAATCCGATGCCTACACACTGCATAGCACAACTGTGGCAGGCATGGCTCAACCGTCTGGGGGAGAACTTCAGAACTATGCCTATCTCATAGAAGCGAAAGACGCATGGACCGTTCGCCTACCTATCGGGACCGATGTGATTGCAACTGACCATCTTGTGATAGAAGGCCAAACGCTAGAGGTGCATATTTTGCTTACGCCGAAATCGTACCCAACGCTCAAGAGTGTTATCGCTGCGGAGTTGAAATAATGCCTGGCACGAATAACTTTGAGGCAATTGCCAACAATTTCAAGCCTGCACTCTCGCAGATTGTGAGGAAGGCAGCGCTGGATATTCAGGCACAAGCGCAACAAAATGCACCAGTAGACACCGGCTTTCTCAAGAACTCGATTTACACGGTTACATCTCAGGACAGCACCTACGGCAACGCAGGAACGCCTCCAGGCGATGCAACCATGTTGCCAGAAGTAGCGGCACCGGAAGACGAGACGACGGCATATGTGGCTGTAGGGGCAAGCTATGGCATCTATCAGGAAATGGGTACACGCTTCCAGCCTGCGCAACCGTTTCTTGGGCCTGCTGTAGAGACAGTATCGCAATCGTTTGACGCGATCATGCAGAAGTTAGAGAGCCTGTTGCAATGACAATGGAACTGTTTTCGGGCTATCAATGGCTCACAGGTGTGCTCACAGGAGATGCGCTGCTCACTTCCTATGCGCCTGGTGGTGTGTGGCGTGCGCTGGCTCCTAATACGACCGCACCGCCATTTGTGATTATGTCATTCCAGAATGGATCAGACATCACGAACATGAATGAGTTTCGTTTGTTCGTGGAAGCAACGTATCAGGTTAAAGTGGTGGGACCAGCTAGCGCAACACCTAATCTTGTGTTGGCGGCGTCACGCATTGATACATTGCTTGGCCTAGCAAACGGGACCGTATCTAATGGCAATATTTTAGCTTGCTGGCGTGTCTCGCCGCTAGCAGTGGATTCTCTTGTGAATGGCGAGTTATGGAGCGATATTGGCGGTTTGTACCGCTTGCAGATAGAAAACACTAACTAGGAGGCGGTATCATGACATTCACGCCTGAGCGGAGTAGCGTTAATCAACGCGTACAAATCGGTGCAGAGTCAACGATTGGCACAGCAGTACCAGCAGGAAAGCTACTGGAGTGCTTTGATTGGGTCTTTGGAATTAACGGGGATGTGGTGGATTACACGCCAACAGGCCACAAGTATGTGAACGTCCAGGAAGAGAACACAGAATGGACTGATATCACGCTTGGCGGTGAGATGGATTATAACGGCCTGATCTATCCTGCTGGTGGTGTCTTTGGCGCGGTAACGCCTGCGGCACACGGTTCATCCTCAGTGGCTAAAGACTGGATTTATACGCCTCCTGTGTTTGGTAGTGTTGCACCGCAAACTTATACCTTGCAGCAAGGTGATAGCACACGAGCACACCAGACCGCGTACACGCTCTTTACTGATTTTGGGTACACGGTCACACGTAAGGATGCCAAACTCACCGGGAAAGCGATCACACAGCCAATCAGCGACGGTGTAACGCTTACATCTTCGCCAACAGCAGTAGCTCTTGCGCCAACGGTTGCCAAGCAGTACAACATCTATCTTGACTCGACAAGCGGCGCTCTGGGAACCACGCAACTGCTCAAAGTGTTGCAGGTTGTTTATTCTTTCAGTGGCGTTTACGGTCCATTCTGGCCTATCAATCGCGCCAACATCGGGTACACCTCGCACGTTGATCTCGTGCCGAAGTCTGATATCAAGATCAAGCTGGAGGCAGACGCGGCAGGTATGGCGCTCCTCATCTACTTACAGCAAGGCACGACGTATTATCTGCGCGTGCAGGCTGTTGGCAGCGTGATTGACAACAACCAAACACTGACCATTGGTGGTGGTGCGGTTTCTGGTAACTTCACTTTGACCTACAAGGGACAAACAACGGCTAATATTGCTTACAGTTCGTCTCTTACGGCTGCTACGGTACAGACAGCCTTTCAGTTGCTCTCCACGGTAAGCACAAACTGCACCGTTTCTGGCTCCAATGGCGGTCCCTACACGTTCGCGTTTTCTGGTGCATTGGCATCAGATACAACAGCTATGACCGCTACGAATGTTTCGCTGACAGGTGGTACGCCAACGATCGTGGTCACTCAAACGCAAATCTACAACACCTTCACTCACGACATGGCCATCAAGGTTGGCAAGCCTAGCACCTTCAGCGATGACTCAGGCATATTCGCTATCGAGTGGGCTGCGGTGATTGTGGAAGACCCTTCCTGGGGTAGTGGCAAGGCGCAAACCATGACACTCACCAATTTAATCACAGCACTTTAAAGGATTTATATGTCAATCACTATTGCAAAAATCGCAGCTAACACTGCTACCTGCTCCTTTCAATGGGGGGAAGACACGGTAAACGTTGAATACTTTCCATCACAGGTCACGGAATCGACGCTGGCAGAAATGGACAAGCTATCAAGCACGGTTAAAGGTGATCTTGCGAGCTTTAATGCGATCCTGCTCAAGCTAATCAAGTCCTGGGATGTGATGGAGGATGCAGAGAACATGTTTCCTGTTGACGCTGATCATCTGGCAATGTTGCCGCTCAAGTTTCGTATGGTGCTTGTGCGAACGATTGTGCAGGATATTCGCCCAAACGCCTGAGCGCCGCAAAGAAAGAAGACGTGGAGCTGGTGGCTTTGCGGCGCTGGCTAATCCTGGGAGGCGAGACGACGGAAACGGCGTGGTGTCCTGACTGGTACCCAATCATACGCGCTGCAAGGTACCTACACACCACGCCTTGGGAACTGCTAGAACAATCTGTCTTCTGGCGAGATAAGGCACTCATAGCCAGTACGGCAGAAGATCAGGCGCGAAACTTTAAACCATCCTAATGAGGTAAAAACTTGTCAATTACGGCCGCTCAACTTGTAGCAGAGGTATCCATTCAAGGAGCCGATCAGGCGATTGGCGACTTGACGGAGATTGGCGCTGCCTCAAAAGATGTGCAATCTGGGTTTGACGCGAGCGGTGAAGCGGCTGATATGCTTGCCGGAGTGATAATTGATTTAAGTAATCAGTTATTTGACTCCTTCGCCAACATGACAGACTCTATAGACAATGTACGGTTGGCTATAGACGACATGTCAAGCAACGCGACGACGGGCTTTGAAACGCTAAATGAGAGCATTTCTAGCATAAGTGGTCAGGCTGATGAAGCGGCTACTTCATTAGAGAACGTGGGGACGGCGGCAGAATCAGCGTCAAGTGGTGGTTTCGGTAGCCTCATGATGTCGGTCGGCATGACGTTTTTCAACTTCCAAATGCTCGCTGGTATCGTCAAAAATGTTGCTTCAGGCTTGCTTCAGCCTGCTATCAGCGCCGAAACCGTGACCACTGCATTGACGACGCTGGATGGATCGGCAAAAGCGGCTGGCCAGGAGATGGATAAGCTTAACGCCTTTGCCGCCAAGACGCCGTTTAAAACACTGGACATCGATCAGGCCGCTGAGAAGTTGCAAGGCTTCGGCATCCAGGCGAGCAATGTTATTCCTGATATCACGGCTATTGGCGATGCTCTTGGGTCGGTTGGTAAGTCCTCACCTGCTGAAATGCAGGCAGTAGTTGATATTTTTGGCAAGATCAACACTGAGGGCAAAGTTTCAGCCATGACCATGAATGAGCTTGCAGTACATGGCATCAATGGCTGGAAGGCGCTTGCAGACGCGACCGGCAAGACTATACCACAAGTTCAGGCAATGGTGAAAAGTGGTTTGTTACCAGCGAAGGACGCCATAGCCGATCTGACCAAAGGCATAGAGATGAATCCGCTTTATGCTGGTGGTATGGCGAAGGCTGCTGGTACGTTCACAGGTCTTCTCAGTACGCTTCAATCCAACTGGGATCAGGTCATAGCCGCATTTGGCACGCCAATCATCAAGGCGCTGGAAGGCTCGCTTAATAATCTAGGCAGCATTCTTGCGTCTCCTGCTTTTCAGGATTTTGCAGGCGCGGTTGGTCAAGGCATTGTTGGCGTTTTCCAGGGAATAGGCGGCGCTGTTCAGTATATCGGCAACATCTTCAAGTCACTCAACCTGACAGACTTTCTAAGCCTCTGGCATTCCATCGGTGACGAAATCGGCTCAATTACCACCAAGTTTCAAGGTGCTGGCGATATTTTCAAAACGGTTGGCACTGACATGGACCCAATCGCCAACATCATTGGAGAGATTGCGCACGCAGGACTTGATACCGTTACGAATGTGCTGGCAGGCATCTCAGGCGCATTGATGGACATTGACAAGGCGGCATCTGGGAGCGGCTTTGGATCGCTTGGCAGTATGTTCAAGCAAGTCTCTGGCATTATAGGTGGTCAAGTTAGTGCCGATTTCAAAACATTCTCCGGTATCCTCAAGAGCCTGGGCGATTGGTGGAAGAATACAATGGCTCCTACCATCGCAAGCGTGATGCCAAGCTTTGAGCGGCTTGGCTCGACCATCATGACCACTGTTGTACCTGCATTCGCGCAAATCTGGGCGGCTGGCCAGCAGGTAATGCGGCAAGTACTTCCCCCACTCACGCAAGCCTTTGAAACGATCGCGCCTGTGGTGGTCAGGGTTGGTGGCTTTCTCGCCAATCAACTAGGGGCTGCGCTCAAGTTCATCATGCCGTTTGCGGTCCAGGCTGCGCAGGCAATAGGCCAGTTTGCAGATCAGATCATCACGCGAGTTACACCGATTGTCAAAGAGTTGTGGGCAGGCATTCAAGGCTTCCTCGATTGGATCAAGCCCTATTGGCCTGAAATCTGGGGAGGCATCCAAACGACACTACTCTCTGTCTGGGACATCATCAAAGGCGCGGTACAAATCGCATGGAGCCTGATATCAGGCATCATCAAGGTTGGTCTTGATCTGCTCTCAGGCAACTGGAAACAGGCATGGAAGGATGTTCAGGATACATTCTCAGGTGTGTGGGATGGCATCAAGAGCATCGCTGAGGGTGTCTGGGCAGGTATCTCAGGCGCGGTCAAGGGTGGCATCAATGACATTATTAACCTAATCAATGGATTTATTGGCTTCATCGACGGGATACAAATTCACATACCTGCAATAGGAGTAGGACCGGTGCATACTCCTGCGCTGGATTGGAATGGCGTAGGTATACCAAAGATACCATTGCTCGCAAAAGGTGGAACAGTGACACAAGGTGGTTTCGGCGTCGTGGGCGATGATGGACCGGAAGGGCTATGGTTGCCGCAAGGTGCTCAGGTCGCTCCAAATAATCAGCTTAACGCGATGCTGGCAGGTGCGAGCAATGGCGGCAACAACCGACCGCTTATTTTACAGATAGATGGCAGGCAATTTGCACAAGCGTTCTTGCCAAGCCTTAGCAGTGAGATGCGGTATCGTCTCGGTACAAAATTCTAGGAGGATGGCATGGCTTTATATCCGAAACTGCCACAGGATGCAGGCGGCATTCCGGTTGGCGGTCTGTGGTTGCCAAATGGCGCATGGTACGCGCTCCAAGCCACGACTGCAACCACCACTGATAGCAATAGCCGCGCTTCGGCTGGCCTTGCTGTGGGCTGGTTCGCCTCAAATGTTTATGCTCATGCGAGTAGCCCTGTAACATCAAACGGAAATAGCGGAGATTTAGCCGTTGACTCGTTCTCAGAGCTTGCCGTTGACATCAACATCACTGCCATCTCAGGCACGTCTCCAACTATTCAATTTATTGTGGAGCGCAAAGGCAATGACAGCAATTACTACGCAATCTATACAGGCACGAGCCTGAACACTAATCAGGCGCTCTCTATTTCGCTGGGTGCAGGTATGGGCCAATCAGTATCTTTCGGATCGGTAGCGCGTCTACGATGGGTTCTTGGTGGTACGTCTCCAAGCTTCACTTTTTCGGCTAGCATAATCGGCAAGTCGTGAACGATGGAAAGAGTTAGGGAATCGATATGAGTATTGCATTTTCCACGTATGCAACTGATGCAACAACTGCCAGCCCCATTCGCGGCGTTCCTAATGCGATCTCGCCAGGCAGCGACGGCAACAACTGGACACAGATAAGCGGCAATCAGACCGCCTCGTATGTCAGCAATCAGATCGTGCTCACCTATGGCTCCAACAGCAATCTCGGTGTGTGGACCTATGCAGGCCAATCACAGGCCGATCAAGAGGTATTGGTCAACATCACGCAAGGTAATAGCACATCAGCCGTTGCAGGCGCGGTATTGCGCTGTGTGGACGCCAACCACTTCTACTATGCTGATCTGGGCAATTCATCCGGCAACATCGAGATTGGCAAGTACATTTCTGGGACATTCACACAGTTGGCTTCAGCGCCTTTTGCCTCCGCTGCTGGCACAAAGTACGGTTTGAGATTTCAGGTTGTAGGGCAAACGCTCAGGGTACGCGTGTGGGACGCATCGACCACGGAGCCTATGAACTGGAGCGCTCAGGCCACAGATATAGTGCTCTTTACTGGCGGTTTCGGTATCTGCACAGCGCCAACCGGCACGCATAGCTGCTTCTACGATACGTTTAGCGCAACCAACGGCGTGTACATCTCATCTACGCCTATTGATCCAACCGTAGGAGTGGAGCAAGTTGGTTTGATTGCTACAGGCGCTAATGCCGATCTTGTACCAGCGCAAGACATTAGTGCCTATAACATGTGGTCGCTCCATATCAATACCATTGCCACAGGCGGCACAATCACGTTCCAGGGAAGCAATGACAACGTGAATTGGGTGTCTGCTTACGGCTATTCAGCAGTTGACAAGACCACTGCCAGTAGTGCCACGGCAACAGGATTGTGGGCGGGACCGCGCCTTTATCGCTACTTCAGAGCGCGTCAAACGGTATGGACAAGTGGAGCAAGTGCGGCAACGCTTGAATTGTATTATCGAGGGATTGTGTAAATGGTACTTTACGCCACGCGTGCGCTGATGGGAGCAATCCCGATCAACATAACCACATCCTATATGGTACTCATTAACGGTACTCCAGTCTTCATTGAGGCTGGATCACTGACCTTTAACGACACTATCGGGAAGCGTGCGCAAGCGAGTTTTACCATTAAGTCTCCTGATACCTTGACACACTATCAGCAATATCAGCAAGTAACTATCTATGATGCCAACAACACGCTGGTCTTTAGTGGCTTCATCACCAATCCGCAAGAGCAGAAGCCAGGCTTTCAACCAAGCTTGGAGCACAAGATCACCTGTACAGATAATCACTATCTGGCAGACAAACGCATTATTGCCAAATCGTATATCAACCGCACGCGAGCATCCATCGTGCAAGATATCGCTTCGTCAATCCTGGCACAAGAAGGCATAACAGTTGGCGCGATTGTAGATGAAGCTACAAACATTGCCACGCTCTATCCAAGCACGTCGCTCTATCCAAGCACAGCACTCTTTCCACAAGGCAATAACGCGGTTGGTGTGATTAACGCAACCTTCGCCTACTGCACTGTAGCGGCTGCGCTGGATGCGCTCACCAAAGACGCCAACTTAGCAGGCATCCCGTACTACTGGACCATCGATCAATTCCGTCAATTGTGGTGGGTACCCTATACCTACGTGAGCAATAGCACAGTGGTGGATGGCACGCTGCTGGATCAGGTGACAAATCCTCCAACGGTAGCGCGGCAAAATCCAGCGTATCGCAATCAACAGTACATCATTGGGGGTATGGCGCAAACAGCCCAGCAAACAGAGACGAAGCTTGGAGACGGCAATGCAACTTCCTGGGCAATGGGCTTTGAATTGGCGAGCGCTCCAATGATTAGTACAAATCTGAATGGAGCAGGCTATGTAGCGCAATCAGTTGGTGTGAAGGGTACAACCGGCTCAGCATTCTATTGGGCCGCAGGCGATCCGGTGATTGCGCAAGATAGTAGTGGCACGAAGTTGCGCGGTCCAACTGGCACCATTGACTTACTTCAGGTCGTGTACGTTGGTCAGTATCCAACGGTCGCGCTCGCCAATAATAGTGCGCAGATTAGCGATCAAGCGGTGCTTGATGCCTCCTCTGGCATTGTTGAGGCAGTAGCGATAGACGCGACAATCACAACGCTCTCTGATGCCTTCAGCAAGGCTACGGGCCTGCTCACGCGCTACGGCACACAAGGCATACAACTTCAATGGAGCCAGAGAGGCAATGCGGCAGGCTATGCACCAGGCCAGTTGATCACGGTCAATTTACCTGATCACGCACTCACGAATGTACAGATGCTCATTGAGGAAGTGCAGGCCAGCGATCAGCAAGACGGCTTCAATCTCTGGTACATGATCAAGGCGATTGTGGGAGCCTATGACATTACATGGCAGGACTTTTTTGGACCAATCGTAACTGCTCAACAAGCGTCAAACAGCATCACGGTTGGTACAAGCCAGTCATTGACGCTGCTCACGCCATTCAGCGTAGCGCTTTCGCTCAATGCCACATTGAATGTGAGCGTTCATGCTTGCCCATTGCCAGGCGCAACGTTGTTCCCAAGCACCACGCTTTATCCTTGCTGATGAGGTTTTATATATGACTGTGATACAAAAAACAAATGGCTGGCTCAACCTGATACGCGATAGCAGCTCAGGTGCGGTAAATCCAAAGATCACGTATGTGGCGCTAGGAACAGGCACAACGACGCCTGCCATAACAGACACGCAATTGCAAGCAGAGGTCTTTCGCAAGGCTGTTACAAGCTATAGCGTTGGTGGCACAGGCGAAATACTGATTTCTCTTTACCTTGGGCCAACCGATGCCGTTGGTGTGGATATTGAAGAAGTTGGCTTTTTCGCTGGAAGTTCTGCCACGTCTGCGCTCAACTCTGGGACACTTATAGCGCATGGCTTGTGGTCGCACAACAGTAAGACCAATGTGGAAAGTATCGTTTTTCAACTTGATGAAATAGTAAGTTAGGAAAAATACAATGGCAGATTACAGCAAAGTTGGCCCGTTCAACAATGGTGGCGCTCCTGGTATAAGCGCATCCTTTTTAAATGGAGTAGAGAACGTGTTTAATCAACCATCAGGCGGGACCGAGACAGGCCGATACTTGATCGCTGGTGCCGCATCGATTAACGGTAGCGTCATTTCAGGCTACATTGTTTCGCTCTCACGCGTCTCTACGCCTGTCTCCGTGTCATTCGATACGTCAGATGGATCGAGCAATGCAAACACGCCAACGACTGCGCATCTGACCTCAAACGGGTTTCAAATTTCTGCGACGAGTACATCCGGGAACATCAACGCTGCCGTAGGCGGTGCATGGACAATCCAATTTTAGCAAGGAGCAAACAACAATGGCTTTGCATACATTGACAGAGGATGGATATCTTGGCTGGACATGTCCGAAGTGCAGTCAGGACCGGAGAGAGCATATCAGTCACGAGGCAATCAAGGCAGTGCTTCCTTTTCCTGAAGCGCCAATCCACACGCGCCTGGTACAAACGCCTGCTTGTAGTTGTGGCATGCGCGTGGATCTCAAAGTTGATTTTACTCCCGAAGAACTAGCCGCGCCCAACATGATTGATGCACAGGGCCAACCGACGCCAAGCCACGCCACAGCACACAGGCATATGGCGCTGGCCAGGCAGATGATTGCGAGCGGCAAAAGGCCAAACATTGCGCCAACCGATTGAGCGAGAAAGAGCATAGACATAAGGAGGAGAGCATACTGTGAGCTGGATTATTCTTGTACGTATCTCGATATGGCTAACGTTTTTCTTGCTCATTGCAGGCGAAATAGTAGCGTGTATTTTTATTCCTCGCTTTATCAAATTGTATCTCAAGGAGCATAAAAAGCTTGAGAACGAAGTCAAAACCATCAAACGCTTTGTGAAAATGCCAGAGGAATAAGGTAATAAATCGATGGAAACGCTAACGGGGTGGCTCACATTCATCAATCTTTTTATCATGATTGCTGGGCCTTTGGGCGGCATATTCATTTTTCGGTCGTCACTCGCCAAAGCAAAAGACGATGTACAGGAGCGAGTACGTGAGGCGCTAGAGGCTGAAAACGATCTGCAACAAAAGCAGATTGATCGATTGGAAAGAACGCTGAAGCGCATGGAGAAGATTTTGAACCTTATTGCGTCAACGCTCAAAAAGACACATAACATAGAGCTAACGATAGATGAGGATATTGTTATCTTGCGCGATATCAAATCAGGGAGCCAGCATTCAGTACGTATTAGTGGAAGCCTGGAACAAGCCAATGCCGCAAAGGTCAGGCCAATCCGTTTGCAGCCAATTGCAGCAGGCGATAACGATGATGATGCTGTATAACAGCAAAAGGAGTTAGATCAAATGTCCGATTTTTCCGTCATCCGCAGTATGTGGAACTCAAACACCGATGCGTCTCCAACCTGGAACGCTGTTACTTTTGGTGGATCAGCAGGCGCGAATGAGGTGCGCTGGTGTGCGGCTAGCGCCGGTGCTGGTGGCACTGCTAGCGCATCCTGGCCACAATATAGCCGACCCGCAAGCGGTACTCAAGCGGTTCCTGAACTCTGGTATTTTACTGCCGACACAACTGGCACGAAGGTTGCTACCTACGATGGAACCAACGGGCACGCCAACGTGGCCTGCATCGACTATGACTCACTCGGCACGTATGCAGCACCCCCAACCTTCAGCGCATACGGAGACAACACACACGCCGCGCCAAGTGCAGGTACGCAACCAGGAGCACAGAGCGGATCACCTATCGTCAATGGTCACGCAACGGATACAAGCTCAACGTCCTATCTCAAGATTAATGAGTATGGAGACGATCAGACAGGTAACCCGGCTGCTGGCTCTGTTGGCACAACACTTGCTGTTACGAGTGGTACGGCTGGCTCAGTGAGTCCAGGCGCGGCTGCGTGGCTTGCTACATGGCAGAGCGCACAAGGAACCATCCAATATATCACGCATAGACGCACGCCAGCAGCAACAACGGCAGGAAAAATATTCTTTGCTCTTGTGCTGTATACAGGTGTCAATCAATCGCTCGGCACTTTACAGCCTGTTATCACCTTCCAGTATTCCTATGTTTAGGAGGCATCATGAGCGTAGCAACAAGCTTGCTTGCATTGAGTGATACCATCGATCCGCGCATGGCTTATTGGGGCGTGCTCCTTACAACCAACAGGCGCTTATCAGAGCGGCAACTTGTGCCTACGCTCATAGCTGGCAAGAAAGGCGTGCGCCGCTTAGATTGGGCGCTAGACCTCGTGGGAACTGGTGATATTAAGCGTGTCAAGGAAGTCATGCTGCACTGTCCAGATGGCAGAACAGCAGTGCTAGAAATCCCTGAGAGTGGAACGGCTTTTCAATTCAAAACGAAGTCGCTCAACATGCTTGGGGCAAATGATACAGGGCTAGAATTTCAGGTGATTGGTAGAGTGCTGGATAAGGTGAGTGGAGCATGCGAATGCTTTGCTTGGGACTACAATCCACTTCCAGGAGCACCCAATTTGGTCGCGTACAAAACAACCATTTTTAATTTTGGTATGTGGAGAAATACATGTACGCCTATAGGAGCGCTTAGCATTGATGTGCAAGGAATGAAGCTATGACGTCTCTTACAACCTACGGTACTAACACCGCAGCCACAACGGTAACAACTGCCAACACACTTGTAACTGGCACCGGAGCGGCAGGCACAACGGTTGGTACTCGTTGTGGTACGAGCGTAACCGGATGGGGCGAACTGCACGCACAAGCCTTTGCTGGCAACTGGCCTGCAAGTGGTGCTATTGGCTCTGCAAGCGGGAATGGTTGGTTGTTGGATGCGACCACGTTAGAAGGTAACTCTATCCTCGCTGGCAATTGGACGCCAACGCTCAACTTGCGTTACTTCAGTTCCAATGGCGCTGCAACGGCTGATATTAACGTGCGCGCATTTGTACGCTCATCTGGAGGAACCTACACACAAATTGGCTCTACAATGGTGCTGAGCGCACAAACCATCAATAGTACGACTGCTCAGTATACATTCAGCGCCACAAGTTTACCTCTGCAAGCATTCAATGTTGGAGATAAATTATATCTGGATGCATGGCTGCATATAACCGCCAATGCCAATACGACCAGCAATGCTCAGATGAATGTCTCGATTGCGTCGAGCAGCACGCAAGGTGTAGCGAATGATATGCAGGTGGTCACTCCCGGCTATTCTGTTGTCACAACCAATAAGAAAGATATTTCCACGCGCTTTGTGCTGGCCAGTCCGTATCACGATGTCAAAACGCGCTTTAACCTGAGCGTTAAACAAGTCAAGGATGTGGCTACAAGGCTACGTCTCATGAGTACTAATCAACTCAAAGACGTATCTAGTAGGCTCCGTTTGCGCAGTTACTACGATGGTCCTGCTCCAATGTTGGTCGTTAGCCGTAACTGTCCTGTTTACGTCAATGACAACAACTCGAACGCTAATCCAGGTACAAACGCCAATGATGGAGACTATGGAACGCTCTGGAGAACGCAGGCACTTACCAACATCAGCAATGATGCCTACATTGTTTACGACCTCTCAGGCGTCTCCAGCGCTCAACGTGGTAAAGTGCTGGTCAACTGGAATAACAACCTGACTGGCGACTATGACTGGACTATCAAGAGCGTTCTCGCTTACAACCAACCAAGCAGTTACACTGTTGATGTCAATGCGGCTGCTGGTGGCTCGTTACCGTCAAGCGGCTGGGTAACGCTCGTAACCGTAACCGGCAACAACTACAATGGCAGACAGCATCCAATCAACATGACTGGTTACAATTGGGTGCGCATAAACTGTACTGCTATTAATGGATCACCGTCCAATCTTGGTTGTGCGCTCCAGATGGATGTCCATAACTGTGCCAATGGCGTGCAGGACGATATTATTTTCTTCGGAGACTCGATTACGCGAGGCGGTCTGAACATCGACAACGGTGGCGGTGCTGGCTCTGTCGCTCAGCAGATCAACGCTCAAGCGCCTGCTAACTTCCCGGCAGCGCAAGGCGCTGGCATTGGTGGCACTGTCTCAGGCGATTTCGTAACCAATGCATCAACCTGGCTTCCACTCTTTCCAGGCAGATACGTTACGCTCAACTATGGCACGAACGACGCCAATAATGGAGTAGCCACAGCCACATTCAAGAGCAATATGCAGAGCGCAATCAATAGCGTGATCGCTCAGGGATGCATCCCAATCATCCCACATATCCCGTATGGCCTGACAGGTAACATTATTGCGAATGGTCCTGCTATCAACACCGCCATTGACCAGCTTGTGGCGGCTAATCCGCTCGTGATCGCTGGTCCTGACTTGTGGGCGTACTTCAACGCCAATCAAAGCCTGATCGGTCCTGATAACATCCATCCGACGTCAGCAGGCTATACGGCGCTCAGGCAATTGTGGGTGAGCAGGCTTCTCGCCACAGTTTATCAAACCTCGCAGTCTGATGTTACTAGCCGCTTTCGCCTAATGAGCGCCAATCAGTTAAAGGACACGGTTACTCGCTTTAGATTGATGAGCGCTAATCAATTAAAAGATACGGCCACGCGCTTGCGGCTTATGTCTCCCGCTCAACCCAAGGACGTAAGCGCACGCTTCAAGCTTGACTCATTCTTTCAAAAAGATGTAGCGACGCGCTTCAATCTGGCAAAGTTTGTTGACATCCAGGCACGTCTACGGATGATGAGCGCAAGTCAATTCAAGGATGTGCAAGCACGTTTGAGGATCAGGAGCGCAAATCAGTTGCGCGATATCTCCTCCAGGTTTTTTCTTGGCGGTGCAATCGTGCCGCGTGATGTCTCTACGCGCTTTTGCATCATTCAGCCTGCACAGCCTGGGGACAGTTATATCGATTGGTACACACGTGATGGAAATATGGACTGGTACACGAGAGACGGCAACATGGACTGGTACACGAGAGGAGTGTGATTATGTCATTTACGCCTAGAAGCGTTGGGGATGCTTCGGCTATCCACAACACTTTTCATACCGATAGCGGTATTTATCCGCTTGGTAGTTTACTGGCGAGCGCTCTTGCTATGCATTTCATCGACACTGGAAACAGCATACTTCGGGTTGGCACTGGCACATGGTCCATTACCGATGCTCCAAACGGCAAGGCTGATTATGCGCCTAGTGCGGCTGATGTTGCAACGGCAGGCGCGTTCTCCATCTATCCGGTGGTCACGCTTACCACTGGACCAAAGGCGTTTGATCCGCAAATTTTAGAGCTTAGATTCTTGCCTTAAGGAGGTTTCATGGCACTACTCGCATACGCAGATATATCCGCGTGGCAACCCGCCAATGTGGATTGGCAAGCATACAAACAGTGGTCAAGCATCGTGGCCATACGCTCATCATACGGCGTTGGCTACGAGGATGCACACTATAAAGCCTATCGCTCAGGAGCAGAGGCGGCAGGCTTGCGCATCATCCACTACCACTACGCCTATCCCGGCATTAACTCGGCAGTAGATGAGGCAAACTGGCAACATAAGACCGTTGGCCCAATTGGTGCGAATGATCTGCTCATGCTTGACTACGAGGAAGGCAACGCACGCGCAAATGCCTCGTGGGCGCTGGCCTTTCTCACTCAGCAAGAAGCGAACTATGGGGGCAAGTTACCGCTCATCTACGCCAGTGATGGCTATGTGAGGAGTAGGCTACAGGATGCGCGGCTAGCCAGATATCCGCTTGTCTTGGCTGATTGGCAGTACACGCCTAGCGAGCGGCCTGCTTGTCCTCCACCTTGGCAATCATATATAGCAGTGCAATACACCGACAAGCAAACCAACGTGCCAGGCATCGCAGGCGCGATAGACGCGAATGTATGGCTTGGCGATACAGCACAAGGAGATGATATGGCAATCACAATCAATTCGCCTGGCGTGGCGAGCTTCTTTGAGGAGGTAGACGCCGCTCATTGGAAGTGCAAGAGTAACGGCAACATCGTACAAGGCGAAATACTCAAGTTCTACCAGCGCAACAACGGACTGCTGCTCTTTGGGCTTCCCTTATCCAACGAGGTCAGTTTAGACGCTCAGGGCAATGTCAAGCAATATATGGAGCGAGCCTGCTTGGTTTATAATCCAAGCCATTCTCTGGATAACCCGCCTGGCTCTAGCGACGTCTACACAGCGCACGTCTACTCTGATGGAGCGCTTGGTGAAGACCCACTTATCCCGAAGCTTGAGGCAACTATCACGCAACTGCAATCACAATCGTCCGATCCAACCGACGCCGCCAAGCTCGCGCAAATCAAGGCGATCGTTGGCTAATTCTTGTGTAATTTCAAAGGAGTATCATTATGAAAATCACACCATCAATGGTTGCCTTGTGGCATACCGTCGTTACTGTCGCCACTGGTATCCTCGTACCGATCATCATGGGGCTTTTCCAGTATGTGAGCCAGCATGGCGTTAATGTTGGCCAGGATGTCTCTTATAGCATCCCTGTGCTTCTTGCAGGCGCGGCTACGTTGCAAGTATCTCTTTGGCACGCTATTAAATTAAGTCCTGCACTGCCACAAGTTGAGGCTGATGTACAAGCGCAAGCAACGCCTATCGTCACGACGGCAATTGGTCAGGTTGGCGCATTCGTGAAGGAAGAGATCAATGCTCTGGAGTCTCGTTTGCACATCCACATTAACAACGCAGTGCAAGCCGCTACGCCTGCTAGCGTGCCTCAAGTGCCATTCCCACCACAGGCATCCGCTAGCGGCAACATGACTATCCTTAATCCCAATCCTGGTACGGCAAGCCAGTATGGTTCATACATACCTGTATCTATAGCAGGAACCGTACCACCTCAAAACATGGTCAGTTTGCCTCAGCGCTCGTTCACTGAGAGCGCATTGATGCCAGCAGTGCCGAAGCAATAGCACGAGCAAACAGAAACGACCTGCACACCTCGCAGGTCGTTTCGTTGTGTTGGGATGCCGTTACCATACGTGCGTCGTGTCTCGTTCTTCTGGTGTGTCATCGCCTCCAAGGAACTTCCCCCAGAGAGCGCGAATAAATCGCTTGATTGCTTTCATGTCTCATCCTTTCTTTGTGTTGGCTTCCTACAACAAGAACGCGCCGTCTTCTACCTCGGATAACAATACAACAGGTACTTGCTCGCCTGTATCGTGTGGCGATGTTTGACCGCGCATCAGTTCCAATATGGCAACTTCAGCCTTGACCGCAGGAATTTGCAGCGTGGAGCGGCTCAACTTGATTGCAGGTAAACGGTGCTCAGTGGCGTCTCCATCGTCTTGCGGTGTGTTGGCGTATACAATGCCTCTTGCTGGCAGTGGGGCTGTTATAACGTTAGCCTGGGGGAGTGTTGCCAATACAGGCATCGGGATTTCTTCGGTGTGTCTGGGAAGTGTGGGAATGCGCTCCATAGCGATTTGTCGAATGGCTATCTGCTGTTGCTCTCGCTCTATCTGCTTCACAGAGACAAATACAGAGCCTCGCACGAAGTGTGGATCATCGCTCATTAATTGGCGTTTGGAAAGTCTTTCACGGTTGCGCTCAATCTCACAGAGAGAGCACGTATAGCATTCCGCTTCTTGGAGTGCGTTCTGAGGATTGATTTGCTGGACCTTTGCCAGATCACGAAACTTCAATACATGATGTTCATCACAAAATGTTGTGTGCCAATCGTGCGCCTGCTGGCGAATAGCTTCATTGCCTCGCAGGAACTTGGAAATAGAATCAATGGTGATTTGGATACGTTCACGGATGTTTACTGATGTCGTCACTGTAACATCACTTTCTGAGGCACATCGCCTCACTAAAAACTGTCTCCTTCTGAAAAAATCTATATTCAAGCATGTGAATGCTGGTCTTGGCATACTACGCCGTTCCTCGTAGATGTGTCAACAAGTGAGCGGCGTAGTGGTCGCGTAATAGAAAAAGAGTTACCTTGCACTGCTGTAGATTGTTTGGACTGGCGCTGCATAGCCACAACTCACGGTCACGCAACCAGGATCAATCCACATGTTTGTTTTCATCGGGAATCGGTGATTTTGCTCCGTGATGCCTGCTTCGTCTGCTGCTGCTTCTAGCATGTCCTTTGGCTCATAATCACAGACAAGGTATAAATCCTCATCAGTGGTGCTAAGAGCCTCTAATTTGTCTCTCAGCGCGGCTTTAAACGTCTCGATCTGCTGATCGGTGAGAGGCTGGACCGTGATAAAAGATGAGAAGGAGAATAGCGAGAAATCTACTTCCTTATCACCAGTTTGGTTGATTGGTCGTTGTGTGAGTTGGCTTGCCCACCACTCAACGGCGGCAGTTATTTCTTGCTCCATGCTCATGTTCATCTTCTCCTTGCGAGGTTGACCGTTGCCAGCCAACCTCTACTACTCACTAACTGGCCTTTGCCATTGGTTTCTTGCCAGCCGCATTGATCATTGTCCACATTTCAGTCAAGTGCTGGTCAGTGATCTTGTCGTCAGGCAGATCACCAGCCACACGAGTACGAATGCGCTGATATGCTCCTTGCCCTTTGCCTTCACCAGCGATCTGCTCGCACTTCTCGACCATGCGCGTGAACG